CGGGTCAGGAGCCATAAGCTGTTGAATACCTGTTAGAGCTAAGTTGACTGCTAGCATCTGGCCGCCTGCAGTGACGGCTTTCCCTGCAGCTAGCAGAATTTTTGATCCTAGAGTCGCCGTTTTAGTAGTGCCTGCAATAGTTAAAGCATTACCAAGCCCTCCTGTAAGAAAGTAGAGAGCTACTGCAGCCGCAATTTTTGCCCCTCCGGATTTAGAACCTGCAGGAATAGGAGTAATTATAATATCCCCTTCTCGAAGAGGAAGAATACATTCTACTGGGTCTATTTTTTGGTGGTTAACTTCGACAGAAAAACCTATATCATTTTCATAGCATTCAATAAGATACTTCCTAAACTCGGGATAGTTTGATGCTATTAAACGAAATGCTTCTGCAGGAGTGTCTCCACAAAATAAGTGTGAAGACCCGAATTTTTGTCCTAATTGTGCTTCTAAATAAATTTTACGCATTATATCTATAAATTCCTACTAAATACTTTTTCCACAATGGATAAAGATTTTCTCGACATGAAAGTCGATTTACAGCGTGATGAAAAAATATATCATTATCTAAGTAAACTCCACAATGGTTAGGTACAGTTGCTCCCATTTGAAAAATTACTACGTCATTTTTTCTTAAATTTTCTGCTTTACTAAACCGCCATTCTTTTAAATGTTCTTCTGTGAAATAATTTTCCCCAACTTCCCACCAATCATCTAAATAAGGCAATCTTTTTTGTAATTCTATATTTAAGTATTCTTTATAATAGTCTCTTACTGCTTCTAGACAATCGTGCTTTCCAAAATCATATTCCCGTCCAATTAGAGGACTGCAATTAGTTTCTGGCTCTACTACATTTAAATCCATTGAAGGAAAAGAAAAAATATAGTAAGGTACTCCTAATGCATCACAGTATTTTTTATCGTTCTCGCTAGCTTCATTTGATCCATGTATATGATCATGTACAATAGCAAATATATTGGCTTCTTTCATTACTTTTACATAATCTTTTGGGTCTAGGACAAAGTCATCATTTTCTTCTGCAAGATTTGTACAGGGATACCATCTTTTTTTACCCTTTACAATTCCAATTATCCCGCAACCTTCTTTTGGGTAACATTCTTCAAAATGCTCTCTTATTTGTTCAATCACCTAAATTTACCTGCTCCTGGAAATGCTCCAAAAGGTAGACTTACAGTTGTATCTTTAGTAACTCGTGGAGCGGCATAAGTTGTTGTAAAAGGCGTTCGTGGTTTAAACTGAAATCTACTTTTACAAGAAGACAGTCTTTTACCACATTTATCGCCACGAGTCCAATATAGTCCTTCTGCCGGCTCTTTACCAGTATTATCTAGTAACGCTTTCCATACTGTGGTTTGAGTAGAGTTTGTGCGCTCTACATAATCTCCTGCAGAGTAGTTGTCTGATGAATTCCAAACTGTATAGGTATAAATAACATCCCAGTTATTTATATCATTTGTAAAGTCGCTAGCATGGGCTGTATGCTGATTATTGCAGCGATAGTAATTATTTCCATTTTTTATGTAATCATCTACATAATATGTTTTTCCTGCTGTCCAAACTAAAAAGGCTACTAAGACCCAATTTGCTTGGTAATAAGAGTTAGACCATGTTTGTGATGTATGCGCTGTTTTACATACCCATATGGCTCCACCGGAGTCGGAAGTATAAATGGTGTCTCCTGCAGAATAACTGTAGCTATTGGGATCAAAAGCAGGATTAATACTTGTATCGGTACTAAAAAGATTTGCATTGACAATAGGAACATCTTTATCTGTAAAATATGCATCAAAATCACCAAGCTCTCCATTATTGGGCAAAGTTACATGGCTATCTTTATTCCATTTACATCCACCACAAGAACTTATATCATTTCCCTGGTACTGCCAGGAACAATATTTACCAAGTACCATTCTATTAGGTAATTTTATTCCGATTAAATCAAACGGAGGTGCTAATTCAAAAGTTACAGATACTGGATTTTCTGACTCAATTCTATCTATTACATATTTTTGAATAGGAAACTCTACAGAAGGAGAAGCATCTCCTGGCTCCCCATACAGATATTTTTTTAATGTAGTTCTTTTTACAACTGTTTGTCCAACTAAATCATCATTTTGAAGACCCCCTAAAGCATCACTAAAAGTGGAGGTTAC